CAACTGAAGTTGGCAAGCGTTACCAGATTAACTTTTACGGCAATCACAATTCTGGTGACGGCGCTAACATTGAGATTGAGGGCGTGCTTGAGTTTCCCGATGCTCCAACTTTGAACAGCGGTCATGTTGGATGGCAGGAGCGAACCGCTTACTTTACTGCCACCTCGACATCTCATGTCATTGCGTTCCGAGAACGTGGCGCAAACAATAATGCCTCAATCTACGTTGATGCGCTTTCAGTGAAGGAGGTGCAAGACGGCACTGAGCTTGTGACCAACGGAACGTTTGACACTGACACGACTGGCTGGACAAGCTCTCATGCAACCCTATCGGTTTCTTCAAATAAACTAAGAATAGAAGCTGACAACGCCACCGGAGGAATTGTTGCTTATACAGCAAGCGATGTTCCAGTCGTTTCGGGGCGGCGCTATAGGCTGACATCAGATGTGACGATTACGTCTGGCAATGGGTTGCAAGCCAAGGTCTACACATCTGGCTTTGCCACTTTGGTAGGTAACGGCAGCACTGTCTCTTCTGGAACCGGCACATCAACTCTTGATTTCACAGCCACAACAGACAGCGTAATTGTGAGCTTTGCGAGGATTTCGTCGTTTTCTGCTGACGATGATTTTCTTCTGGACAACATAAGCATCCGCGAACTGTACCCGTTCGAGGCTTACAACCCCGCAGAGGGGACGTACTACGTTCACAGCAAGAGGTCCACAGATGCAAACACACGTTTCTTTATATTCAATTCTCTTGCTGATGGAGTCTCGCCTGTTGAGCAAATGTATATTTGGCATTGGGAAGGAAGCTCAAATGAGCAAAACATTAGGTGGAAAATAGACAGCAGCGGTTCAGCAGTTGCAGATTCAATAGTCTCTGAGGATTTAAACGCAGACATGCGTTCTGCTGTTACCTTTAAGACAAATGTGGCGGCTATTGCTGTAAATGGAGGGGCATCCAGCTTGGACACGAGCGTGACTGTGCCGCCAATAGATAAATTTGCTTTTGGCTGGAACGAGATTGGAGCGACTTCCTATTTAAACGGACACATAAAGCAGGTGTCTTACTACCCACGCGTGATGTTTATTGATGCTTTGAAGGCTTTGACCGATGACTGATGACCTCGACAACACCCCGCCGCCTCAAGTGGACTGGTACATTAAAGTAGCTGACAGGGCCGCTCTGATTACCGCACTGAAAGGCCCAAGCGAAACGCGAGACACCTATGACGATGACGGCAATGTCAGCGGCAGCGAGACGGTGTATCCGCACAGCATCATCACACAGGATGAGGATGACAATGATGTCATTCGTGCCACAGCGTGGGTGCGGGTGGACGAGATTGGCAGCATCTATGCGCCGACTGGCAACACGCTGGCCGATGATGAAGGCAACGAGTACCCTGAGATGGCGGCTGTGGCTGGTTACCACGCTAATCTGCGTAAGCTGAGTGACAAGGCCGACACGCTTATCCAGCACCTTGAGGATGGCGGCGACACGATTACGCCACCTGCCACACCAGCGAGGGGGTTTGCGTGATGGAAGTGTCCGGCCTTATAGACATCCTGATTGGCGCCATTGTGGCCGGTGGCGGCTGGTGGCTGAACCGTATGGCCAATGAACAAAAGAGGCTGGAGATTCTGGTCAACCGCACCAGGGAGGACTACGCCACAAAGTTTGAACTGCGTGATGACATGAACCGTGTTATGGAGGCACTGCACCGCGTTGAGGACAAGCTCGACAAGGTGCTACAGGCAAGCAACTAATGCTGGCGGAGCTTGCAGCGGCCAATGCTGCCTTCGCCGTAATCAAGCAATGCGTCCAGAACGGGCAGGACATTGCCAAGGCTGGCAAGGCCATTGGCAGTTTTGTATCCGCAAAGGAAGAACTGCAACGCACCGGCAACAAGAAGCGTGCCAGAGGTGTGGGCGGCAGTGACCTCGAAGAGTTTATGGCTCTTGAGCAAATCAAAGCCAACGAACAGCAACTCAAAGAAATGATGATTTACGCTGGTCGGCCCGGAATGTGGCGGGATTATGAGCGTTTCTGCGAAGAAGCCAGGAATGGCCGTGCTGCCGCGGCAAAGGCTGCTGCAAGGAAAAAGGCAGAGTTACAAGAGAAGATAGGCTTGGGCCTTGTAGGGCTGCTTCTAGCGGCCTGTCTGGGCGGTCTGGTATATATTGTGCTGCTTATGAAGGGGAATCTGAGATGAGTGCGCAACAGATGCTTGAGTGGAAGCTATTGCCACGCTTTATGATGTTCGTCATGACCATCATGTACATCCGTGTGGTTGAGTGGGGCATGTCCCTCGAAGCGATTACGACACAGCAGAGCGCAATGGTCAGCGTTGTTTCCGGCGCGATGACTGGTGCCTTTGCGGTTTGGCTGGGGAGTGAGAAGAAATGATTCAGGCGCTTATAGGCCCAATAGCAGGGCTGGCTGGTAGCTGGCTCGAAGGCAAGGCAGCAGAGAAAGCGGCCAAGTCCCAAGTAAAGGTTGCCAAGGCAGAGGCCGAAGCAGAGGTGATGAAGACAGCCGCCACGCATGATTCCAAGTGGGAACTCATCATGGCGCAGTCCACACAGACATCCCTCAAAGACGAAATCGTCACGGTGATTGTGCTTATCCCTGTCGTGCTGGTGTTCATCCCCGGCATGGAAGGTGTGGTCAAGAACGGCTTTGACCGGCTGAATGAACTACCCGACTGGTATCAATATTTGGTATTCTTGGTGTGCAGCGCTGCCCTTGGCATCAAAGGCTTGGATAAGTTTAGGAAGAAGTGATGGCTAAGAAACCCGGTTTATACGCAAACATCCACGCGAAGCGCAAAAGAATAGCCGCTGGCTCCGGCGAGAAGATGCGCAAGCCTGGCGCAAAGGGCGCACCGACTGCTTCGCAATTCCGCGCCGCAGCAAAGACAGCCAGGAAGAAAACAAAATGAATCTAGTGAAGCTGTGTGACGACCTCAAAACTGATGAGGGTTGCGTCAACGAGATTTACATCTGCCCCGCGGGCCACCCGACCTTTGGCGTAGGCCATATGATTACAAAGAAAGACCCTGAACATGGTAAGCCAGTTGGCACTAGCGTTAGCGACAAGCGGGTACGGGAAGCCTTCGAGGCGGACATCACCATCACGCTGCAAGACTGTGAAAAGCTATATCCAGACTTTGCTGACCTGCCGGAAGAGGCGCAGCTAATCATCGCCAATATGGTCTTCAACATGGGCCTCCCTCGCATGTCCCGGTTCCGCAACATGAGGGCTGCGGTAGATGACAGGGACTGGGAACGCGCGGCGGATGAGATGAAAGCCAGTTTGTGGTATAACCAAGTGACGGCGCGGGCTGAAAGGCTCGTTGAGCGTATGCGCAATGTTTAGTGTGGAGACTTATATGCCATATTCCAAATATTCCCCAAAGCAGAAGCGCCTGGCAGCTATGGCCAAGCCTCGCAAGAAAATCACTGGTGCTGACCTCAAGAAGACTACCAAGATGAGGAAGAAGAAAAAGTAATGGCGCCGAAAGCCGACTCAAGATTGAAACGGGCGGGCGTCAGCAGCTACAACAAGCCGAAGCGTACTCCTAGCCATCCCACTAAAAGCCACGTTGTTGTCGCCAAGTCTGGTGGCAAGGTGAAGACTATCCGCTTTGGACAACAGGGGGTGAGTGGTGCTGGCAAAAGCCCTAAGACTGCATCAGAGAAGGCGCGTCGCAAGTCATTCAAAGCCAGACACGCCAAGAACATTTCCAAAGGAAAGATGTCCGCTGCCTACTGGGCAAACAAGGTTAAGTGGTAAAGACACGCAACCCGCAAGCCAAGAGCCTGATGAGCAAGCTGTTCAAGCCGCGCGTCATCATGCCGAAGAAGGGCAAGGGTAGTTACTCCCGTAAAAAGAACCCCACCGGCAAGGCGACGTATACCGGTGGGGCTTAGTGGGTGAGGGTAAAACGATTAAACCCCTCACCTTGGGAGAAACTGAGTATTTTGCACCCCTGCTACCCAATCCTCCACAATCCATTGCTACCTAACCAGAATAATTTGAGTGTCCCAAGATTGCCCTTAATACGTTTACGCGGCAGGATTAACCATATCCCAGTCCGTTATGACAAACCTCTGGGCCAGACTAGGCTGGCATCTTGGTATTCTATTCCGCCGGTTCAGCCTGGCATGTGGCTCATTCCACATGCGAAACATCTCCAGCACGGACGCAGACAAACTCAATACCCTACGCCCTAAGGAGAAGCCGCCACCCAAAACTCATTTGTTGGCTGTCTCGTCTGCCTGGTACTCTGGGTACCGCTCACTCGCCGTCTTCCCCAGCAGAGAGAGGAGACCTTCGTTGATGAGTGCCTTCTTCGCCTCGTCGTCACACTCGAACACCACAGTGGCTGAACCATCTTCGTGTTCCTCAACCGTCTCAACATTAATTTGGCCAACCATCACCCAATCCTCCACAATCTGTAGCCTGTGCCGTTTGGTTCTTTGCGTGAACGGTACTCCATGCCTCTGTAGCGCATGGCCGCACGCACCTTCTCAAAGTCTTGGTCAGTCGTCGTAATCAGGCTGTCACCAATCTCCATCTGAGAAAGGATGTTCCACCTGTCGCGCCGACCGCCGGGGACTGGTATACCTTTCTCAAGTATCACCTGCCCGCACTCTTCGCACTTTTTCAAAACACCCTCCTGTTTCAAAGTCATAGCAGAGCTTATTCTTGTTGCCGTTCGCAACCCAAGTCCCATCCATGACATAATGTTCCTTGCCGCAGAAATCACACTCCAGCTTCCTTGTGTCCCTCTTCTTGGTTCGCGGCTGTCTTTTCTTCACGCTGCGCCTCTAGTCCAGCTTCGAGAAAGCGCCCGGCCATCCAGAACAGTTGCGTCGAGTTCATGTCCCTATAGTGAGACACGCCGTCTATGCTAACTAGCAATCCGTCTGGCCGGGGCACTACCAAGATTAACTTAGAATGGGATGTCATCGTCCAGGTTCAGCTTTGACTTACGCGCAGTCTCCTGCACACCAGCCGCTTCTGCTACCTGCTTGAATCCACCCTGCGAAACATCGTCAGCCACGCTGTCCGTGCCAGCGTATTCGACTGGCTGTTCTACTTTAAGCGTGATGCTGCCGTCGTCATTCTCATAGACACGCACAGAATACTGCACGTCGCCACGCAGATGCACGTCAGCCGGTGCGCCTTCCTTGTACGGCGTCCACTTGCTGTTGCCGTACTTCGCCGCGCCCTTGTCGTTGGGCCAGGCCCGGAACTGTGTGATTGGTTTCCACTGTCTTGCCATTGTTAGCCTCCTAAGCTCTGCTGGCGTTGCTTAAACAACTCAAGAATGGCTTCCGCCCGTTCAGGGTTGCGCTTCTTAAGGTCCATGATTTGATGCCGATTCTCGACAAAGAGATTGTCAACGCCTCCCGGCATCTTAATCTTGTCCAGCCTACTCTTCATCTGCGCGTACAGCTCACGGTCAGCTTGGTCATAGGCATCAGGCGGCGTCTCAACAGGGGATGGAGGGTTCCCACCGGAGTCGCCGCCTGAACTGGATTCATCCAAATTCTGCTGCTTTCTCGGCACAGCCTCCATTTCATTGGCACTGGCGTATTCACCACCGGATAGACCGATGCTTGCCAGTGCCCTGCCTATAGCTGAGGTTTCGCAGTTCTCCAAGGCGCTTGTCTTGTTGACGTTGCCTTGGCCCCTGATTTCTTCAGCCATTCCTGAGCCGACGATGTGACCATTATTGTCCGTAATAACGGCTTTGACAACCACACGTTGTCCATCATCTACAAGAATGTCAGTGTCCACGCCGCAGTCCATGCCGAACACGGTCCTGAACGCTTCCATTCGGTGAACAACCTGGGTGTACTTCTTGCCACCCCGTTGCGCTATGCC